AAAACCAAAACACCAAACTATGTATACAAAGATACTAACTTTTTTAGCAATTATTTATAAATGATATTATTTTCCTTATCTAACTTTGCTTTTGTAAGCATTGTGCATTTGCAATTTGCATTATTTTCTATTCCACCTGCTGGGTCTCCTGGATGTTTCATCATTCTACCATCAGCGTTAAACTTCTTATCCAAATCAATAGTTTTACCACTTAAAGCTATGTGCCAATCTCTCGGCATCTTTGGATGGTCGTGTAACCAGGTCTTCTCCATTTCAATAGGTAGTATTTCACTTTGAGTATATTTAGCAGCATTTGTAATCATTACTGATTCAGTTCTTGCTATAAGCCTCGCCCTTGTTTTGGTCATTCCTACTTCTTTAATCAATCTTTTTTCTGCACCTCTAAAGCCTTCGTTATTTTCTAACGCTCTTTGGAATGCTGTTTGTATTCTTTTAAGACTTGTATCGTTAATGTCTTTAATGTGCTGACCGCCTATGGTGTTAAAGTAATCTTTTAAAGCTGCATCCATTATAGGATTTTCAAAGCCTACTCCTATTGTCGCTTCGGGAGGTAAATTAGCTTTAAGCCATTTAACATAGCCTCGTGATTGTTTATTCCAAGCAGTATTATAGAAAGTTTGCATTGCCGTTGCAATAGGAACTCCTGTGTAAAGCATTCCAGCAATAGAATTAGTAAACGCAACCGATTCCGATTCGTTTAAAGCATCTATAATAGGCTGAATAGATTGTTTTAACGCTTTAGAGAACAAACGATAGCCGTAAGTCTCTAAATACTTTTGTAGGTTAGTGTCAAATTCTTCTTGTGTCATTATAACGCTTTATCCGCCATTCCTAATTCATCAAGATAGGTTAAGTTTGTAGGAACTAAAATCCTATCCATATCCGCTTCATCTAATCTATCGTAATTCATTGCATCTCTTTTTTCGTTAGGAGTAATCCACCAAGATTCTTTCATCTGTGCTACTATCTTCTCCATATCCTTTTGCATTTCAGGAAACGCTTGAACATCGTAGTCAATATAATACTCTACACCATCTCTCAAAGAATAATATAAAGCAACCTCGTTAAACATACCTTTAATCATATTTAAGATAGGAATAACCGTATTAGTTACCAAACCTTTGTAAGCCATTTCCTTATTGTTATAAGAAGCAGAATCAGTAGCCATTAAGATAGGGTCTACTCCAAAAACTCTGCATAAAGTATCTCTATCCGCTCCTATTGATTTGATAATTTCAAGGTCTGCTGGACTCATTCCGATTTGCTTGTAATCAACAATACCGTTAGTAGCTACAATTCTTTTATAGTTGTCTGCACCTGTTAGCTTTGTGTCTATTTGTTGGTTAATCTTGCTAATTTGCTCACCATCAAGCATTGCATCCTTATCGCCACTAAATAATAAACCTGCTGCACCGCCATTAATAAATGCTTTAGCTTTTGCTCTTGTACCTTCGTTAGAACTTGAAACAGTTTCCCAAGCAGCCATTAAAGGACTCATTCCATAAAGTTGATTCCCACTTACATTGTAATCTGGGTTAAAGAATTTAATATGGTTTACTTCATTAACTTTAAATTCTATTTCTTGGTTTCCTATTTGTAGCTTATATGCACTAATAGGGTCAAATGTACCACTACCTATAATTTGTGTAAATTGTGATGGTAATGGGTAAAGTTTAGTTGGTACTCCTTTGTTTCTACCTACTTCAGGCATAAATTTATAAGAATAAGCGTTACCAGTAATCTCTAAAAAAGAAACTAAAGATTCGATATATTCCTGTTGGCTTTGCATTTCGTTAGGTCTTGCAATCAGCTTATTCAAGTCTGTACCTTCTACTTCCGTTAATCCCTTTTTAAGTAAGTTAAACTTATTATTCTTTGTTCTATTAAAACTCTTTTTGTTCTCTACTTCGTAAACATAGAATGGAACTGAAGCAGCTTTCTTTGCAATCATATTTATAATAGCAAATACATCGGGATTACCTTGATAGCCATTCCTTACATACGCTCTTGGATTGTTTGGTATGTTAAAGAATATACCATTAAAATAAGAGAATAAAGACTGGTTGTATTTGTTGCCCGCATCCGAACCTTGAGTAGGTAAGATAGCAGCTTTAATTCGTTGAAAGAAGTTCATAAGCAATTATTTTTACAAATTTACGATAAATTTAGATAACTTTTACATTACAACAAAGTCAAACTTCTTTAGTTCAAACCACATCCGCATCATTAAGGCATCACTTATATCGGGACTTCTACCTAAATGTTCTTTTACTTTGTCTTTAGGTAGCACCGCAAGTTTACCATCCTTATCAGCGTTATGCCTTTGCACCCACTCTAACTCTTCGGTCAATTCCTTTTTGATTGTTACATCTTCGGTTATAACCCACACTCCAGCTTCATTGATTAACTCTGCAAGTTTGTAGTAGCATTCCGATTTTAAGTTTATATAGTTACCCGTTAATGCTTTGCTATTATTAACAAATCCTTTAAAGCCATAGTCGACCACACCCGAGCCGACCCCATCTTCATCGCAGATAATTTGAGAATAAGGAATGGAATGCTTTTTTGCCAGGTGCTTAATGTATGCTGCTACTTCGTTGGTTGCCTTATTGGACAACTTATGTATTTCAATTACCCTAAAGCCTGACCAAACCATTATCAAAGTTTTATCCTTACCGAATCGTGCAATATCCGCAGAGATATAACCTTTACCATTTGGAATATGCTCATTAGTAAATAAGTCAATTATCTTATCATACTGTATTAAAGCGTTGTCATTGTCATCGTATTCCCAGTTACCAAATAATAAACGCTCCTTACTAAACTTATCTAACGATTGCAGGGACTGAATGTAATGCTCTGAAATATAAGGATTGTCCTGTATTAAAGATTGAATAAAGGCTTTGCTCTCGCTTATCGTACCATCCTTTGTAGGCTTATAAAAGTTATTATAAACATATCCTTTTGCAGGGTTACAAGTGCCGAGCATCTTTGGTATTATTTTAAATTCCGTTAGCTTGTATCTAATCCTTGACTTAACTATGTTCCAGGCTTTTTCTGTTATTTGATTGCACTCATCTATGAATGCTCCAGAAATTTCAAGTGAACCTAATTCATCAAAATTTACATCCGAAGGATATTGGAATAAATCTTTTAGGTAAATAGCTGAACCATTTGAGAATGTAATTATATTGGATTGAGCGTTATAAATGTAGTGTTGCCCTGACTTAATACCTTGCAGTTTACATACATCGTAGAATGAATTTAAGGTAGTATCTTTTAAAGTCTTAAGGACTGCTCTACCCATTAGCCATCTTGAGCCTGGATATTTTAAGCAGCATTTGATAATCCAATAAACACCAAGTGCTGATTTGCCTCCTGCTACACCACCTCCAAATATAACCTCGCTTGTTTTGTTGTCTTCTAATCTATCGAGTGCTTTAGTCTGCTTCTTCGTTAGTATCATAGGTTTTAGTTTCATTGAAAGTAATACCTAAATCCATACCGCCTGTATGTTTTAAAGTAGTACCTAATCTTTCGGCTTCTTCAGGTGTGCCGATTAACTTATATAATCCCATCTGTAAAGTAGGGTTTTCGCTTTTATACCACTTTGAACGCATTGATGTTTTAATCTCTACTTTGTTTTTTTCAAGTGCTTCTTTTATTGAGTGGAATTCGTGCAATTTATGGTTGTAAAATGTAGTCTTATCGCAAGGTAAAAACGCTACAACATCCTCAATAAAGAACAATTTGTGCTTATCTATTGCCTCTAAAGACTTCTTCTCTAATTCCTCTGTTTTATATGCCATAATCTACTCCGTTCCTTTTAATTTTTATTGTTGGGTCAAGTTTACGCATTCGGTCTATTATTACCTGGCAATACTTTGGGTCTAATTCAATACCGTAGCATTTACGATTTAATTGATGTGCTGCTACCATTGTTGTTCCTCCACCTAAATATAAATCAGCAACTAAATCATTATGCTTACCCCATTTATTAAAAAACCAATGCGCTAATAATGTAGGCTTTTGTGTTGGATGTAATCTCTTTTTAGTATCTTCTTTTTCCATACCAAATATTCCAGCCCATTTAATTCTTGCTATTTCTCTTTTATGTTTTGTCTTTGACCAACACAACTCAAATGTGCTTCCATACATTTTATCTGAACTTTTATCTTCTTCAATATCATCATTTCCATTTGCCCTTTTATCCCATACAATCCAGCTACCTTCATTTTTATTAGGGATTAGCTCTGCAAAGTAATCAGACCCCCATATAAATATTTCTTTACAATCATTAAATATTGAAAATATAGTATTAATTAATTCAGGTTTAAAATCATCATTATCTCCAATTACATTAGAATATTTATTACCACCTTTACTTCCTTTAAATTTACTATCCATATCTGAATAATCAGCATTTAAAAACATACCATAAGGAGGGTCAGTAAATACCATATCAGCCTTCTGTCCGTTCATTAATAAAGCCACTTGGTCGCTATCCGTACTATCTCCGCAAAGCAAACGATGCTCTCCTATTTCAAATAAATCCCCTAATACTATATCTGTTTCTATTCCGCCTTCAGGTGTTTCAAAGTCATCTTCTTCAGCTTCTAATTCTTTACCAAAATCTGGTACATCTAATCCCCAAGCATCAAGTTCTTCAGCATCCCACTCGTTAGCCAACATATTCCAATCCCATTCGCCACCGCTTACATTATCCTTGATAATAAACTGCTTTTGTTCTTGCTCTGTCAAATCGGTAACTTTAATAATTGGCACTTCTTTTAATCCAGCGTGAATACAAGCCTTTAATCTCATATTACCACCCAAGACTATCATATCATCGTTTACAACAATAGGTCTTATTTCAAGCATCTTTGGAAACTCCTTAATTGATGCTACTAATTTTGCAAACTTATCATCCTTTATAATTCTTGGATTATTAGGGTTTGACTTTACTAATTTAATGCTTACTAATTCGGTTTTCATTTTACAAAGGTAATATATTTTTATAATTCAGCTACTTTTTGCGTGTACAGGTCAATTAAGTCTTGATAGTCAGCTTTGCCCATCTTCTTTGTTTGATGCCTTTTGTGTTCAAGAAAATCCATTCCGCCTTTACCTATTTCTTTTTCCAGTCTTTTATAATATTCGATATAATTGCCTTTTTGAGCAATATTACAACCGTAGCACTGTGGTCTGCAGTTTTGTTCATCATATCTTAAACTTAAAATACCTCTCGAATAAAAATGACCATTTTGTATTTTTTTGTAAGGCATTACCTTGTCGCAAGTAAAGCACTTAACATCTAAATTCTCATCAGCGTACTTTAAACGAATATAAGTTGAGAATATCGCATCTGCTTTTTTCTTTAAGATTGTTGTACTCATAGCTTATTTATTTCTTCTTTAACTTCTTGTTAATAATCCATATCCATACAAAAACATTCAAAATTGTACTTGCAATCCAATAAATAATTAATAGTGTCATTTTAAAAGTATTTTAGTGTAAAACATCTCAAAAACTACTCCCCAAATAATAGAGAATAGAATTATATCAAAATAACCAAAGATAGGTTTGTAAGTTACAATAGCTAAAGAAATAAAAAGTAACATCAAGGCTTTAAATAAGTGCCAGCCATCCGTTAAAAACGAAAGCATAGTTGAAGATAAAAAAAACTTCTCGCCATTTTCTTTTTCGCCCCACTGCCATTTATTACGCCAAGACATATTCCAATCCCAAAACTGACGATTCTTAAAGTTTCCAAATATGGAAATATAGTACCTGGTACTTAATGTGTCCATTACTGAATTACAGAATGCTGCTAATATTACAAAGATTAAACTCATAAGTTGTCATTAAAGTTACAAAAGTTCCCATTTTGGGATTTTTAAAGCTCATTATTCGTATAAATGCGTATCAATACGGCTCACTTTTGAGCTACAAATGTTATTTTTTCCACTATAACGCTAAAATTAGATATTATTTTCCATTATTAGTCAATCTAAAGGCTTACATTTTTCTTTTGTTTGTCATATTATAGCTTACCTCCAAATATTTCTTTGTAGTATTGTTTAAAATTATCTGTTTTACCAAATAAACCATCATCCCAAGCATCTTTCATTTGCTCCTTCTCCATTTCTTTGGCTTGTCTTACAACCTCTGCTGCAATTGTTAAATTTTCCCTACTTATTAATTTATCTATATCTAATTCTGTTAATAAAAAGTCTAATGCCGTTTGCTTTTCCATTTTGTTAAATGTTTGTTGCCCTTTTAAAAATTCTCGCAAACCATCAACAACTTCTTTGTCATTTTCTACAAGTTTGCCATTTACAAAAAT